TTGCTTCCGCGGCGCGTGCGGCGGAACCGGCCGAGCCTTCACCATCTCCTGCGGCATCGCCTCCGGGGCCGCCCCCGGCGCCAGCAATGGCTGCGAAGGCTTCATCGAGACGCTCCGTCGCCCCGGCCGCATTGTCGACTTCGGTATTCGCGCCCGCCATGGCCTCCCGGAGCGCCGTGATGGATGCAAGGGGTGCGCCTGCCAGCTCTCCCAGCGCCGTCGCCGTCTCTCGGGCACTGTCGGCGGCAGCGCGTGCATCCTCGGCGAAAGCCGAGAGCCCGAAATCCGGCGTCGCGAAAGTATCTGTCTCGAACGCGGCGGCGAAGGCATCACGCGCTGCATTGCCGGCCCGGCTTGCGGCGCCCGCAAACTCGTTCTCGATCCGGCCGAGATCGACATCCGGCACCAGTTCAATGGCCCGCTCAATGCCGATCGCCGCCAGACCCGCATTGACGCCATCGAGGAGCGAATTGATGCCGTCGACCGCGCCGTTCAGCATCGACTCCAGCCCGGCGATCAGCGCATTCGCCGCCTGGATCGTCAGATCGCCGATGGCCCGGGGCAGGTTGCTCCAGATGACGACCATCGCATCGAAGGCGCCCTGAAACGCCCCGATGGTGCGATTGCCGAAGGTGACGACGGCTTGCGAAGCGGCTTGCAGCGCGTCGGCGATGCTCGCTTGAATATCGTTCCAGGCGGCGTTGACGCGCGCTTGGAGGACACCGGCAAGAAGTCCGATCCTTTCCCAGACCTCGGCGGCCACGTCGCCCAGAAGGCCGAGCGCGGCACCGAAGCTGCCGGTCGCCTGCACCAGTTGGCCGAACTGGTAGATCAATTCACCCGCCGCCACGACGAGCGCACCGATACCGGTTCGGATCAATGCGCCGCGCAGGAAGACCAGCGCGGTGGCAAGACCGCGAACCGAGGCGGCGGCCGCGACCATACCGGCGACCCATCGTCCGGCGATGAAGGTGGCGAAAGCCGCGGCGATTGATGCCAGACGACCGATGTTGTCGAACAGGAGCCGAATGCCTTGGCCAAGCGGACCCGTCGTGCGCGAGATCGCCGCCAGCGCGTCAGCGACGGCTTCAAGAGCCGGGGCGGCGGCAACGGCCAGTTGGTTCGACAGCCCGCGCCAGATCAGACCGAGGCGTGAGATCGCATCGTTCGTTCGCTCGATCTGATCAGCGTCCTGTTCGGACACAACCACGCCGAAATCGCGAACGTCCCGTGTCGCCTGACGGAGCGTTGCCGTGTCGATCCGGGAGATGGCGATGCTGCCTTCCTCCCCGAACAGTTGCCCGGCGACCGCTGCACGCTCGGCCGCGGGCACGAAGTCTTCAATTGCCTGGTTGATGCGACCGACACGTTCATCCAGTGGCAGGGCCAGCAAGGCCGAGGCCGAAAGCCCGAGCCGTTCGAGCGACGCGACGGCAGGACCTGTCCCGGCGGCCGCTTGGCTGAGGCGGCGGGTGAGGTCCTTGGTTGCCTGCTCGATGCCGGACATCGACACGCCGGCCAACTCACCAGCCCGTTCCAGAACCTGGATGCTCTCGACGGTGGTTCCGAGCGACTGGGCGAGCTTGGCCTGTGCGTCGACGACCTGAAGGCCGGAGCGGATCATGGCCGCAGCGCCCGCGGCGAAGGCGGTCGCCGCAGCGGCGGCCGCGATTTGCACGCGCCGATAAAAAGCCGCGACACGGCCGTTGGCGGCGTCCATCTCCCGTGATAGCCGACGGAAGCCTTGCTCGCCCGCATCGCCTATGCCCTGCAGCTCGGCACGGACTTCACGCCCTCCGACCACGGCAAGGCGAACAGAGACGCGTTTCTCAGCCATTGTCTTTCCCCTTCGCGCTTACGCGCTCCCCGCCTCTTGTTGATCAGTCCTGATTTGCGCGTTCAGTCCGCGCGCCAGCATGCCTTCCACCTCAGGCAGCAGTTCAGCGCAGACGAGCGTGTCCACTCCAAGCGCGTGCGCGCAGGCGAGCGCGGCCGTCATGTCGAGGCCAAGGACCGCACCGGGGACAGCGCGCAACTGCCCCGTGAGCTTTTTGGCAAGATCCCAGACCTGCCAACCTTCGATCGTCTGCGGACGGTTCAGGACGGCGGGGCATTCGCTGCAGGTGCCGCAACAGGATCGGCAATACTGGTCGCCCCCGCTGAAGTGCCATTCGGCGAGGGCGCGGAGCCGTTTTTTTCCGCTTCCAGCAGAAGTCCCTTGGACACGTAGCGCAGCTGGAATGCCTCGAAGATCGGCAGGATGTCCAGCAGCGCGTCGATGCCTTCCGGTGTAACGGGCACCGGATTGCCTTCAGCGTCGCCCACCCCCTCCCATTCCAGCACGACCAACCGTGCCAGGGCCTTGGCCATGGTGACCGCGATGGTCTCGTTCGACGCGCCTTCAGGCAAGGCAGCCACCGTCGGATCACTGCGTGCGGCGGCCATGAGCGAGGTGGTCAGGGGAGCGACGCGCACGCGCACGTCATGTCCGAGGTCGAGCCAGCTCGGCTCGCGCGACAGGTTCAGGCGGATCATGGGAATGGCCTCAGGTGTAGCTTGTGACATCGTTCAGGAGGTGGGCGCGCAGCATCGTGCCTTCGCTGTCATCGTAAGCGGCGCGCCAGTCGAAGCTCGCCTCGACCCCGCCGGGGCCGGAGACGGCATATTTTGGTTTGGGCAGGAAGACCCGCGGCAGCTCGAACCGCAGCGCGTAGCCTTCCGGGAAGGTGAACCCGTATTCGAGTCCGACAGGATCGCCATTGGCGGCCTCGGCCACGAGCGTCGCGCCATCGAAGCGTACCGACATCGATCCTTCCGCCGAGGCGAACGTGGGATCGGCCGCCTCGATCTTGCCGTCCTCGCGGATGACCCGGACGCGTTCGAGATTGTTGGAGAAGGTCAGACTGCCGCCAGTGACGCCGGCGAGCGCCGCACCGCCGCGCCGGATGAAGCCGCGCCCCTGGCTGAAGCGGCGGAGCGCGAAGGCAGTAGGATTGGCGTCTACCGTCGTCGAGAAGCGTTCCTCGCCTTGGGCCACGAGCTGGAGACGGGCGTTTGCCGGTCCCTCCTGGCCCATCTCGAAGTTCAGGCTCTCCATCACCGTGCCGAGGTGACGGAAGAACACCGGCGTCGTGAGCTTCGGATGGCCGACCTCGATCGTGTAGCTCGGAATGTCGTCGGCGCCGCTCTCCCAGACATGCGCATAGCCGCCGCCGGTCAAGGTCGGTGAAGAGACAATCGCCGCCGAGGCCGCGATGGTGAAGCTGTTGCCAGACGGGCCTGCCGTGTCGAACGCGATCACCAACGTCTGCGTGCTGGTCGGCCGAGAATACGTGCATTTGGCGATTTCGGGATCGGCCGAGGCGTTGAGGTCGCTGACCAGCTGATCAACCGTCTGCGTGGCCGTTCCCTGGATTTCCGTCTCCTGCGCGCCGGCAGTTCCGGAGACGAACGTCCAGACCGTGCCGTTCAAGGTGATGGTGTCCCCAGGCGACGGATTGTCAGCGAAGTCTATCGAGCCGCTGGCGCTCGCGGGCGTGGTCACCGGGTCTCCGAACAGGCCCGTCAGCCAGAAGCCCGTTCCACGCAGGTCGAGCGGAATGTCGAGCTGGCCCTCATCGGTGATGAGGCCGCGGTAGGGATCTTGCGCGTTACGCCCGCGCCCGAGCAGCGGGTCGTCCCCGAGCGGCTGGGCCGAGGAGAGATCGGTCGATTTGAAATCGAGGCTGTGATAGCCGGTGAGTGGCGCGACCCCGTAGCTTGCCTCCCGGCACGCTTTGAGGGTGGCGTCCGCGCCATATGCGCGCGCCTTGGGCATGGTTGACTCCCGTCTTGTCGTGATTGGGTCAGGCGGTGAGCGGATCGCTCACCAGGTATTCGATCGTGACGATGATTCGCGCGGTCAGCACCGGCGGCGCACCTTCCAGAGCGAGCGCACCCGTCTCCGGGGCTGACGGCGTCAGGTTCTCGGCGAGGCCGCCGAGCGTCTCATCGACACGCAGGGCCGCCCCGATCGCACCAAGCAACTGATCGAGCGCCGCTTCGCCGCCGCCGCTAGGATCTCGCGGCACATAGACTTCGAGCTCGACCCGGTGCGCGTAGAACTCGGTGCGGGGATTGAGGGTGATGTCGGGTTCGCCGGGGTCGCCATCGCGCAGGATGACGAGACCGGCAGCGGGCACCTTCTCGGGCAGCACCTCGTTGCGCCGCACCGGCGCCGCCAACTGCCCTGCGAGAACAGCCGCGAGTGCGGCGAGGATCTGTTCACGTCGAGACATCAGCTGCTCCCGTCCTCATCAGAAATCCAGTTGCGCACGACCAGGCTGGGTAGCCGGCTCACCCAGCGCTCGGCGGCGCCGGCCACCTCGAGGTGTTTTCGGATCGTGACCTGCGGGACCAGGATGAACATCGGGACGGTCACCAGTCCTCGGCCCGGTGCTGATAGTGGTAGGCGAGCGGCGACAGCGTCACTTCCGGCTCCCCCGGCTCGCCGTCGCGCGGGATCGGCAGCCCCTCGGCCGGAATGCGCTCGGGTAGTACCTCGCCGCGCAGGACGGTGGCGGGCAGCGCCGAGAGCCGCGCGTTCAGCGCGGCGAGGATGGTTTCGTGTGGGGGCATGAGAATTCCAGTGCAGCAACGCTCGGTTGCCGGATTATCAGTAGCGCCGATGCGCTCGCACCATTACGCCTACGGGCGTGCCTTGGTCCCGGTCAATCGCAACGACGACGCGGGTTTTCGGTTCTTTTAGAACCTTGATCGCCTCAAAGAATGATGTATCCGCAGACAATGTCCGAAAACCCATACTGACCGCAGGATCGGTCAATACATGCTCGATCGTGTGGTCTTTCAGGTCGATAAGGCCATCGAGTTCAAACGCCTTGATGGTAAGGTAATTTGACAATTGTTGGTGTGAAAACGCCGCTGTGGCTTGGCCGTCCTCGACACAAACAAACGCCGCACATCTCTGGGCTTCTTCTCTGCAAAGTTCTATCAAGCTCGTGGTTCTTGTGACGACATAGAACCGAGGGTCTGCTCTGCTCGCGAGACTGACCGGTGCAGATCCCGACAGGTTCGGCCGCGAACGCATGACGATGTTCACCGTCGCATGATGCCGCATCCAATTTGCAGTAACTTCGCACCGGAGTTCCACCAACTTGATGATCTTCGACTGAATGTCGGGAACGTTCATGTCCAGAATTGGCTCGTGATGCGCAACCCTGTTCCGGAACCGGTTGATCTCCCTTACCAGCGATTGGATTTCATGGCGCCCTTGGCCGTGGGACAAGCCGGGAAACGCGATATTGGACTTGGTTCGCCACAGATCGGCGTATTCATTGCGAAACAGGTTGGACCAGAAATCAAAGGTGAGTTCGGCAATCACCTTCCCGCGCTCGTTAGACCGAGCTCTTTCCATTGCCTTGTCCAGAGCCCCTAGGCTCTCCGGGGTCAGCACGTTATTACGGAAATCGCCATCCTGGTGCCATTCATCTCCATGAAGCTGACGAAGGACCCCATCCACGGCGTTGCGCAAGGTCACTTCAGCGACGCTCAAAGGGAACAGGAACGATTTCGCAAGCCTTGCGTTGTAAAGATAGAGTGCGAAGGCAAAGTTCTCGTTTCCCGCCGCTTTCCTAACGTAGGTTGCCAATCGTGGCTCAGAAAGCGACGCCTTGAGTGAAGCTATCGTTACCGCATCGTACGGGTATGGAACTTGACTCTCGGCCATCGCGGCGGTAAACATCTCTCCAGAGCAGTCGAACTGGCCCCACTGGCTTTTGCTACGCGCCGTCGACATCAGATTCAGGCACCAGGTCGGGCAAGCCCCCACCTGGTGTTTCTATTTTGGCGCCTTTGTTTTGCATTTTCAATGGCTCGCACAAGCTCGTTTCACGCAAGACGGTCATCCACCCAGTTCGCCACGATCAGCCCCGGCACGCTGTCATGCGCCCGCTTTGCATCCCGGTCCAGGTCCAGCCGCTTCGGCAGCTTGACCTGCGGGACCAGCAGGAAGATTGGCGCGGTGACCTGGTTGCGGCCGGTCTTCGAGCGTGACGCCACCGCTAGGCCGCGCGTGTTGATGCGGGCGCGGTCGGCGACAAGCAGGCTCGGCCCGCGCCGGCGATACACGAAACGCAGTCGCAGGCCGCGACGGCGTTCCCATTCGCCGGGGGTAATCTTGCCACCGCGCAGACCCCGCCCGGCGGCCTCCGTCGGGATCGCAAGCCAGAAGCCGTCCTTCGAGCGGATGAGCGGGCCGGTGTCGTGGGCGCCGACGATGACAGGCGCCTTGGACCAGATCAGCGCCGCAGCGTTCAGACTCTCGCCGGACTTCGGGTAGGTCTGGCTGCGGATCGAGTTGGCCAGCCGCCGGCCGAGCCCCGCGCTTGTAATCTGGCCGCGCCAAGCGGTCTTGAGCCCGTTGCCTGCCTCGCGCATGGCAACCGTGACGGCCTTCTCGGCGGCCTTGATCTCGTCGCTCATAAGCTTGCCGATGTCGCCGATCGTGCTGACCGAAAACCTCATGCCTCACGCAGCTCCGCCGTCCAGATCAGTCGCTCCGCGTCGCGGCTCGGCTCCCCCTGGACGACATAGGAAACACCGTCGAACTCGAACCTGTCGCCTTCGGCGAGGCCGGGCGCATCGGCAACGCGAATGTCGAGCAGTGTCGTGGCAGCATGCAACCGTGTCTCACCGAACTCGAAGACACGATCGGGCCGGCGCAAGACGACCCGAACGGAGACGGCGCTGCCGCCCTTTGGCGTGAAGGTGGCTTCCCGCGCCATGTTCGGATCAGCAAACAGCGCCTCGAATGCAGCGGCGATGGCGGTCATCAGAAGCTGCCATTCAGGCGAACCCGCCCGATGACGTCACCAGCGCCACCGGCGACCGCTTCGGTCGCAACCCCGATCAGCGTATTGCCGGTGGCGGTCTTCGTCGCCTCCTTGTTGGTGTTATCCCAGTAGACCTTGTCGCCCGCAGCCCATGCCTGGGAGGCCACCTTCTTCAGGTCGAAGACGCCGGTGAGCGCGGCCTCGACGGTGGCGCCGCTCTCGGCGTCGCCGGCCGCAACGCCGAAGATAGAGCCCACGAGCAGGCCGTCGCCGGAGGCCACGGCATAGGGCGCGGTCAGGGTGAGAGTGTTGCCGGGCTGGACGTAGTTCTTCATCGCGCATTCCTTTCGCGGAAAGACGAAGGGCGGCCCGCCAGGACCGCCCACGTATCAGGGTTCAGGGGATGGCCCGGCTTACGCGCCGGGGTTCTTGTAGAGCCCGCGCCAGTCGATGGCCTTGGCGCCGAAGTCGAGGCGGCACTTGATCTCGACGCCGTCGACGTCGAAGCCGTTGCGCGTCTCGATATAGGCCCCCTGCTGACCCTCGAGATAGGCGTATTCGATGGTGTCGATCTGGTTCGGCGAAGCGGCGAGGTACCAGGCCTTGTCGCTCGCCGCATCCAGCCGCGGTTCGGCAATCGGCGTGAGCGTGCGGATCGATTGCGGCACGACGTTGCCGCTCTGGGCGGGCACGAGGTTCTGGGCAACCAGCTGCTCGGCCTTCAGTTCCAGCGCCGCCGGGACGATCAGGAAGGCGGGGCGGATGTTCAGCACGGTCTTCTTGTCGAGCCCGGTCTGCTTGCGCATTGCCGCGCGCGCCGCGCCCACGCTGTCGACCCCGAGCGCCGTGCCGCTGCCGGCGAGGTTCTTGTGGCTGGCATGGAACAGCGCCGTACCGTCTGCCATGGCCGGGTTCGAGGTGATGATGCCCCAGACCACATCCGACTCCAGTTGGGCAATCGAGTTGCCGTACATCGCCGGGATGCGGGTGAAGGCGTCGAGATCGTCGTTGATCAGCACCTGCCGAGTGATGGCGACGACGCGGCCATAGGTCTCGATACGGTAGCTTTCCTTGCTCTCGCCAAGGGTGCCACGCTGGAACTCGCCGCTCTCGCCAACCTTCAGAAGCTGCGGCGCCTCGCCCAGCTGGACCCGGTGCATCGCCTTGAAGTCGGTCGCCAGCACCTGCCGGCAGAAGAGCGGGAAGGTTCGCGGATAGGCCTCGTAGGCCTGGCGCAGCGTCTTGTTGGTGACGGCGGCGAGGATCTCGGGGAAGTCCGAGGTCGAGTGCAGCGCGCGCGTGGCCACCTCGTCGCGCGAGAGGCCGCGGGTGCTGACGCCGGCCGTCTCGAGGCTTTCGCGGGCAAGCTCCATCAGCGTCATGCCGCGATACTCGCGGGCAGCGTCCTCCAGCGGAAACAGCGTTGGGCTGTAGCGGTGCAGCAGCGCGTTCGAGATCGCCTCCCGCCGCGTAACCGTGGCGTCCCGCCCGCCGAGCGGGACCGAAACATGCGGGAAGGTCCGGGTCTCGTCGGCCTTGGCCGCCACCTGGTCGAGGATCAGCCGGCGCGCCTCGTCGATGGAGACGCCGCGCCGGATCAGGTCGTCGGCGAAGCCGCGCTCGAGCTGCAGCTTGTCGGCCAGCCCGTGGATCATCGAGACACGCTCGCGCTCCTGCGCCCGAACTTCACTGACCAACGCGTCAGTATCGGTACTGCGACTGCCGTCCTCGGGCGCCGTGTCGGGCGCGGGCTTCGGGGCCTTGGGTTTGGTCTCGGCGGCGCGGGTCTGCGGTTCGGCAGCGCCGGTCTTGTCGTCGGTCATGCTCGTCTCCTCGGGCGCTGCCGTGGTCTTGCTCTGCTCGGTCGGGGTCTCTGTCCTGTCCGTCATCGGGGGTTCTCCTTGCTCTGTGGCAGCGTCCCGGCGGTGAAGGACGCAATCGTTGATGGGGTCCCTGGCGCGGAAGCCGGCCGCGGGGTCGGCGCCCACGGGCACGGCGGAGATCTCGAACGGGGTCCAGTCCACCGCCCGCCACAGTTCCCGCCCGCCCTCGGGCTTCGAGATCTCGAACCGGTGGACCTGGTAGCCGATGGAGACCGCGCGGATGTGCCCGGCCTCTATATCGCGCCAGATGTCGTCCACGGCGTCGCGCTCGGAGAGCCGGATGCGCGCGATGCCCTTTCCGTTCTCGATCCGCGCCGAGCCCGGCACGACCGAGCCGATCACCGCGTCGAGGTCATGCGCCTCGTGCACCTTCAGGAAAGGCGCGCCCGCGTTCAGCCGCTCGAGCCGCACATGCTCCGGCGCCATGCTGAGTTCCTCGTCATGCGGCTCGCCGAAGAGCGATGCGCGCCGCACCCGGGCGCCGGTCGACCAGATCACCTCGACGCTGCGGGTTTCGGGGTCGATGCTGTTCGGCGCAAGCTCCGCCGACCGGCGCAACGCCGGCAGTTCGATCATCTGCTCCATGAGTGTTTCCTTGTCAGGTCGCGTCCGGGTTCTCCGGGTCGGTCGCGGGATCGGCTGGCGCATTGGACTGCACGCTGCCGGTCTTGGTGACGCGGCGCGGGTCGCTGTCGAGCACGAGGCCGAGTTCGTCGAGCTTCTCGTTCGTGGCGGCGATCTCGGCCAGCACCGCGTCGGGGTTGCGGCCCTGCCGGGCGATGGCCTCAGCCAGCGTCATCGTGCCGGAGCGGATGGCCAAGAGATCGGCCATCGCGTCCTTCTGAGGATCGACCGCCTCGAACTTCGGCGGCGACCATTCCACGGGCACGTCGGGCGTCGGGATCCGGCCTGCCGCCCACGCGGCCTCGGTGAACCAGCGCCAGACGGGCGTGCAGAACATCGGGATGAAGAGCTGCCACTGCACCGCATCGATCATCCGGCGGAACTCCACGAGCCCCGCGCGGATCGAGGAATAGTTCACTTGGCTGAGATCCCCGGTCAGCAGCTCGTAGGGCACGCGGAAGCCGGCGGCGATGGTGTGCAGGCTGGCGCGCTTGTACTCACCGTAACCGCCGGTGGCCGCCGGCTGGTTGAAACGGATGTCCTTGCCGCCACGGGCATAGGCGATCAGCCCCGGCTCGAACTGCTCCACCCGGTTGCCGTCGGCGTCGATCACCGCGGGCGCGATGCCCTGCTGGGCCTCCTCGTCGCCAAAGACGATGGCGGTGACGCAGGCTTCGGTCTTCTTGCGCACGATCTCTGCCACCTCGTAGTCGTCGAGATCGCGAAGCGCGCGGATCACCGGCGCGCCCCAGGGCACCCCGCGCGCCTGCGTGCGCTGCTTCTCGTAGACATGGGCGATCTCGGAGACAGGCACGGGTCGGCTGGTCAGCCCGCCCTTCAGGCTGAGCGTCGCGTCGCCCGGATGCACGCCGAAGAGCCAGTAGGCCCGGCGCCGGCCGAGCGCGTCGAACTCGATCCCCTGCACCGCCTGGCCAGACCCGAGCGCGCCGTTGCGGGTGGCGTCGAGGAAGTCG